ATCGAAGGGTGCCTGGCAGAGTGGCGCAACGAAATTCGCGCCATTTCATCCTGACGCGGGCTGAAGTGTTGACACCCCCACGGTGGGGTACTATAGTTTTCTTGCACTGATTGATTACCCAGTCAGCTTTCAGGGCGCGATCTGCACCATCCCCCTCCGGTATGCACCTACCGGCAAGCTCCCCTGGCATCAGTACACTCCTCTCCGAGACGGCTCCCTTTTCATGGGAGCCGTCTTGTTTGATTAAACAGCCAACACCATGTCATGCGTCTTCGCAGTGCTGCTATCTCCAACCCAAGCAGCACGTCCGCCCCTGCCGTCATACCCACCTCCCCTTGACGCGCCGCCACCGCGATGCTAGCTTTTGTTTGCTTGGCCAAACAAGCCGGACCGACGCACTCCGCCTGCCTCCTTCACGCTTTCCCGGACAGGTTTGTCGGTTTTCTCGGTGCGCAAGGTGAGCAACGGAACACTCCTCACGAGACGGCCCCACTGTGGGGCCGTCTTCGTTTTTACACGCCAGTATTGTCTCGACAGTCACGATCCATATTGGATTGGTCAACCATTCAACAGCGCGTGATGCGGAGAGTTGCCGACTCTGCATCATTTCCGAGGAATCTAGTTGACAAAACCCGCGTCAACATTTTCACTGTGCGCACAGGCGGCGTTGACTGCCACATGCATGTAAGCTACACAGGTGCAGCCCTTCGTGGCCCCTCGCCGGGCCGACGCCGAAGGCACAAGTGTTCCCGGTGTTCCGTCGGGTGCGGGTCCGACGGTTCTTATGCGGCTCCACGACGAGCATCCGCCTTGCCGGATGCGGAGCCCTTGTATACACACCTCAAGCACTACCACGGGCCGTTGACATGAGCATCTCGAAGAAAGAAGCGTTGCTTCAGGCGGCAAAAGAGCTTTTTGGTGAATTCGGCTATGCCGACACCACCTTCAAAAAGATTTCGGAACGCGCCGGAGTGGCCCTTGGGCTGCTCACGCACCATTATGGCAACAAGGAAAAACTGTTTCTCGCCGCTGGCATCGACGTGCTCGAACAGTTTCTTGCCGTGCTGCGCGAGGCTTCCGCCAAGGGCAAGACCGGACATGAGTCGGTACTCAACTTCTGCACGGCCTACCTGGACTTCTCCATCGACAAGACGTCCAACTGGCTGGTGCCGTACAGCGACATGAAGACCAAGACCGACCGCGACCTGATGTACGAAAAGTTCAACCAGGTCCCGCGTGAACTGGAAAGCCAGCTGCGCCGCGGCGTGGAAGACGGGTCCATCCGCCAGTTGCCGGTACACGAAACCGCGCAGGTCATCATTTCCATGATGGTCGGCGTCAACCGTACCCGCCTGCTCACCCCCTACGCCCCGCCGAATCTGTACGAGGAAGCCATTCGCTTCATCGCCCGCAGCATCGCCCCCTAGCAGGCGCGAATCACGCCACGCAAAAAGAAAACCGCCCCGAAAGGGGCGGTTTTCTTTTTGCCGAGGGTGACACAGGCCGGACCTGGATGATTTCGGCCCGCCAACGTAGTCGGCTTACGATCACAAGGGAACGTGATGGGCTGCGCATGGCCTAAAAATTCCGGCGAGGGGAAAAAGCGCCCAAGAGTGTCGGAACGCCCCCATGGATTGATGCCGGGATTCGCCGAGAAAGCCTCGTACGCCGCCCATGCGCGGCACCGCACGTGCGGAGCAGCCGCGAATCAGCCGAAGGTCACCAGCAGCGGAATGACGTGCAGCGTGCGTGACATTTCGCGCGTGGGCAGCAGACGCCACCGGGTGGTTTCGGTCCGGCCCAGGGCGTTGGCGATATTGGCCACCACGCCGGGCAGGTCAATAACCGGATGCCGCTCGAACACCTGCGGCAAGCCGTAGGTAAGGTTGCAGGCCAGACAGTGGCCTGGCCGCTGGGTGAGCCGGAACGAGAATTCCAGGCCGTTGTCGTGCTCGCCGTCAAAGGCCAGGGCGATGTCGTAAGCCCCGTCCTCCGCGTCGCCGTAAAGGGCGTCGAAGAAGGCGTTGGCCCGGTCGGGCGGGAACAGGGCGGCAAGCCGTTGCGGGGTGAAGATGCGTTCGCTGCTGGTAGTGGGCATCGCTGGTCTCCCATTTCGCGGCATAGGGCGGGTCGGGCGAAGACAGGGCCGCCGGAACGGACATGGCGCACGGTCCGGGGCGCGCACGGTCCGGACGTGAAGCGGACATGCCGTGGACACGGGCGGGCCGGGACCACGAAACCCCTTGCCATTGCCGGAGTTCGCGGAAAATCTGGCTAGCACGCACAGGGCGGCGAGGCAAGCCCCTTACAGGGAAAGGACCAGCGTGCGGCACGGCCGTGGGCGCGAAAAGGCGGGCTGCAGCGCGGCGCGTAAAGATGGCGATCCGTCCCAGCCTTGGCCGAACACCTGCAACGCAGCCGCAGTTCGCCGGCCCCTAGCCTGCCCGGCTCATCCGGTGCAGCAAGTCCGCCACATCGGCGGGCAGGATCACCGGCTGGCGCGACACGCGGGCCAGATCGAAACCAGCCACCAGTTCACGCGGCAAGGCAAGGCCAGGTGCATCGCGCAGTCCCAAGCGCCACGCAAGATATCCGGTGACGGCCTGCGGCTTCACACCCGCCTCGCGCAGGGCGGCCACGGCCAGCGAGCCGTGCCGCTTGGCCAGCCGCTCGCCCTCGTGATCCAGCAGCAGCGGCACATGCACGTAGTCCGGCGACGGTGCGCCCAGCAGGCGGTACAGCCATATCTGGCGCGGCGTGCTGGAAAGTATGTCGTCGCCGCGCGCCACCTGGGTGACGCCCATGGCGATGTCGTCCACCACCACCGCCAACTGGTAGGCGAACACCCCATCGGAGCGCCGCACCGCGAAATCGCCCCCGCACTGGGCCAGCGACATGCGCTGCGGACCGGCAATGCGGTCGGTGAAGGTGATGTCCGCATCGCCACACTGCACCCGCATGGCCGGGCGGCGGCCTTCGGCCATGCGCCGGGCGCGGTCCTGCGGCCCAAGGGCGCGGCAGGTGCCGGGGTAGGCGGGGCCGCATTCGCCAGCATGCGGGGCGGACGCCAGGGAACGTAACTCCTTGCGGGTGCAGAAGCAGGGGTAGACGTGCCCTTCCCGCTCCAGCCGGGCCAGGGCATCCGCATAGGCAGCCAGGCGTTCGCTCTGGGAGTACGGCCCGCAGGGCCCGCCACGCGCGGGCACATCGGCGAAACCGGGAAACTCCGGCCCCTCGTCCCAGTCCAGCCCCAGCCACAGCAGATCGCGGACCATGCCCTCCACGAATTCCGGGCGAGAGCGGTCCGGGTCGATATCCTCCATGCGCAGCACCATGCTCCCGCCGGCAGCGCGGGCGCACAGCCAGGCCATCAGAAAGGAGCTGGCATTGCCGAGGTGGATGCGCCCCGTGGGGCTTGGGGCCAGCCGCCCCCGAACCTGGCCCGCCGGTGTGGAGGCGGACGGCTGGGAACTGACAGCGACGGAACGCCCTGCGGGACAGGCCGTGGCAGCGGCCTCGTGCGGCGTGGTGGGTGAATCCTGAAGCGGCATGCCCGTACCGGCATCACCTTCCGCCCCGAATGTCAAGGACGGGGGGAGGCAAACCTCATCGACACCCTATGCGGCGAAAGATTTAATCTCACGCGTTATCAGTGTAATGCATATTAAACAACAACAAAACAACACATCGTCAACACCCTGTTCAGGAGCAGGAAAACGCGCGCAGGAGAAGTGCAACGGATGGACAACCAAAGGGCAACCAGGTCCGTTGCGGCCAGGAAATGACAAAGAGGACACGAGACGTTCATCTCGTATCCTCTTGGTTTTCTGGTGCGCCCGACAGGAATCGAACCTGTGGCCTACAGCTTAGGAGAAAGTCGGCATGCATTCCCGTGCGTTCCTTGTGGTCTGTAGTAGCTTGAAAAAATGCAATGAATGCCATATCAATGTTCCCTGCGATTCCCGACAAATCCCGGAGAGTGGGCACCATATGGGCACCATGAAAACGAAGGCCGCTACCCCCCTCATGGAGGTGCCGTGGCAGAGCATGCCGGACAAGCCTGGCGTGCTGTTCCGAGAGCACCCCGAACGCAAGCACGGGCGAAGGCCAGACAGGTACTTCGGCATCCGCTACCGTTCCGGGGACGGCAAGCGCAGGCTGGAGGCCCTGGGCTGGGCGTCCGAAGGGTGGACAGCCGACAAGGCACAGTCGCTGCTCCTGGAGCTGAAGCAGAACGCGAAGACCGGCCGAGGCCCGCAGTCCTTGCGCGACATGCGTCAGAACGCCGAAGCCGCACGCCAGGAGGCCATCCGCGAGGCGGCGCGCGCAGCCCTGCAAGACATCACCTTCCGCGAGCTGGCCGAACTGTACAAGGGCTGGTGCGAGGACAACCGGCAAAGCAGCACCCAGGTGAGCGTCTGGCTTGACATGCACGTGCTGCCGGAATTGGGTGCCCTGCGCGCAAAAGACATTACGCCCTATCACATCGAACAGTTGCGCAAGAAGGTGGCCGCCAAGCGCCCCATGACTGGGCGCGGCAAGAACAAGGCCGATGCCCGCCTGTCGCCCCAGACCGTGCTGCACGTCCTGAAGGCCGTCCGCGAGGTGTTCAATTTCGCCCGCGAGACACCGTCGCTGGAAATACCCGGCATGATGCTGTTCACCGGCGTGAATCCCGCCACACTCAAAACCCGTGGGCGTGGCGTGCGGGTGCCGAAGTACGACGCCCGACGCCTGCGCACCCTCAACGACGAGGAAATTGCCCAGTTGCTCAACTTCGAGGGGACCAGGGTTACCCAGCTCGCGGAGTTGCGGGACATGATGCTGCTTTCGCTGGACACGGGTCCGCGTGCTGGCGAGTTGGTGGCGTTGCAACGTGAATCCGTGGACCCGGTGGCGGGCACCCTGCGCATCATGTTTGGGGGGCGATCCGAGCGGTCTACCAAAGGCGGACGCACCCGCATCGTGCCGGTGGGCCTCCTGTTCCCCGAAGCCCTGCGCATGCTGCGCGAGCGGCTGTCCGTACCTTCCAACAGCCCCTATCTCTTCCCCGGTATGTACGGCGAAATGCGCGACGCCAACGGCCTGAACCGGGCCATGCGGCGCATAGCCAAGGCCCTTGGGTTGAACGACGGCGTTACGGACCCCCGAAACACCGTTGTGTGGCACACCCTGCGCCACACCTACGCCACCCGCATGCTTGAGGACGGAGTGGACATCTACACCCTGCGCGATCTGCTGGGGCACCGCAGCGTCACCACCACCGAAATTTACCTGCACCATTGCGACCGCAACAAACGGGAGCGCGCCCTTGCGCGCCTCACGCTGGCCAGAGGTCAGGCGGCGGCTACAGCTGGGGAACAGCAATGACATGCACGCCCTGCGCTTCCAGGTAGGCCAGGAAATAGGGGGTCGGGTACACCACGCCCTCGCCGATCTTCTGGCGCACCAGCGGCCCCTTGCCCGCTGAATCGTCGTTGGCCAGCTTCTTGGGACTGATGAGGCCGCCCGTGAAGTACTTGACCCCCTTGCGGGCGATCATGGGCGGGAGCTTATCCAGATAGCCGCCCAAGTGGTGCAGCTGGGGGGCGGGGGGGATGTCGGTAGCGGGCTTCATGGGGCTACTCCGGAAGGGGGTTGGCCGACGCGTTTTGCACGCACGCCGGACAGATGGACCAGCAGCTTTCGGGGTCTGGCGTTGCCGGGATGCGGTCGGACAGCACATGGCCACAGGCCGGGCAAATCCACACGTCGCCATCTTCAAGCAACGCTTGAAGGATTAACTGTACGGCCAGCGAATCCACGGTTTGCTTCTTGGCGTGCGCCCTGGCCTCCAGGACGTTGAACGCGGCTTTGGGCAGGCGCAGGGAGACGGGGAAGCGGCGAGGGGGGGTGCTCATGGCTAACCGCCCTCCCCGGCCCGCAACGTGGCGCGGTGGCCGTCCAGCAGGGCCTGGGCCTCTGCCGCAGGGCAGCCGGGCGCGTGGACCAAGGAATAGTGCACCCTGCCCTCTGCCTGGCAGTACCGGCATCGCACGACGCGCGCGTCAACATCCCCCCACCACTGCAACTCGTGGCGGTCCGGAAGCTCTCCGTGCAGGGCCTGCAGCAGCACGTCGCGCTGGCGTTCGGCGTTGTCGGCACGGGCCATCTCGCCATTTGCGCGCCGTAGCAGCACCCGCGTTATGGCGGCGAGGGCCCTGCGCGGTACGGATGGCCCGAGTCGGTCAACGGCGACACGGACGGGACTATTGGCCACCACGCACCTCCTTGACCTCAAACCGCACCACCCAGACCAAGGGGTTGGCTACCCAATCGCACGGGGTGCCCTCCTTGGCGGGAGTGCGTTCGTAAGCGATGGAGTTCCACAGCATACGGTACGCCCCTATTGCGGTGGGCGATTCGTACCAGCCGTGGTCGCCTTCCACGGTGAAGTGACGCCCGCCCCTGCTTTCGGTCAGCGGGATGACGCCCTCGGCCATGGCCCCGGCTTCGGTGATGCCGTGCAGGCGCTCAAGGCGGGAGCCGGTAACCGTCAGCCGGATCCGGCTGTGGGTTTTTGGCAGATGGATAGAGGGCCGCCAGCCGTGGCGACCGACGCCTTCGTTGACCGGCCATTCCGGGGAGTCTGCATGGAATATCAGGCGGCTGGAAAACAGCCCGCCGGGAAGGTCAGGCGTGCCTTCGGTACGGTCGTGCATGTGCTCTTCGTAGTACCACCGCTCGCGCACCCAAAGGGTATCGCCGGGCTTGCCGTAAGGACAGGGGTACGGGGCCAGCCGCTCGTTCTTGCGCGGGCGGGTGAGAAATCCGTTGGGATGTAGCTCAAACGGCGGGCGGACGATGCGGCGAGTCTCGGTTTTGTGGCCCGCCAGGATAGCGCGGACCATACTCGGCTTGAAGGAGATGGGGTATTCGGCCATGGCTACTGCCCCTCCTCCACAGCTCCGGCGACACGGAAGGCATGCTCAAGCAGCGGCATACGCTTCCAGAATCCGATCACCCTTGCGCGCTCCACGGTGTGCAGGAAGAGCGTTTCCGTCCGTTCCACCAGCAGATGGTCTTCCGCCCGGTCGATAATGGAAAAACCCTGTCTTTCTTCGAAGGCCCACACATCCATGCGCGGACGGTATTTCGATGGTGCCCATTCGGCAGGCACCATGGACGGCCTGCGTGACGGCCACTCATGCAGCCCCCCCCAGATGACGGGATCCCAGGTGATGGCGTCCAACTCGCGGTCAAGGATCAGGTGGTTGACCTTGTGGACCAGGATGCGCTCCCCCAATCCCCAGCGGGTGACCGTCGAGAATTCTGGCAGCATGCACTGGTCGGGCACCTCCGCAAAGAAACCGAGACAGGCCTTCCGGCCCACATTGCGGCAGGCAACCTGGTAACGCTTGTTGGGATACGGACGGCGGAGAGCCAACTGCGAGCCATCAATATGCAGCCCAAGCTTCGGGCAGGAGAAATCAAGCACCCTGACGGGGGTCAAAGGGCCGACTTCCGGCGCGTCGAACAACTGCGGCAGAAAGTGACAGAGCATGGCTAGGCCACCTCCTCTCGCTGAAGCTCCACACGCAGTGCGCGGGTGTGCTTGATCTTGGCTTCCAGCACCAGAAGGTCTGCATCCACGCGGCCGCGCGTCAGCTGCAGGCCGCGCAGCAGGTGGTCCAGTGCTTCGGGGCGGGTGCGCCGCCACCCGGCCGGGGCCGTCTGGGCGTGGCTTTCCTCGCTGCCCCGGCACTTGACCAAAAAGCGGGTGTCGCTGGCCATGGTCACGTGGCCTTCCACGATCTCTAGCCCTTCGCTGCCCTTGCGGAAGAAGGCGCGGTACAGGGTGTCACCCTGCCGGTACGGGTCTGTCTGGGTCATGGCCTAGCCCTCCACCGAGTCGCCGCCGCCCGTCACGGGCGCACCGGCCAGCAGAAATCCGTCCTGCAGCGCGAGGTCGAAGCGGGCATTCTCGTCTCCGAGCGAGGGGAACTTGCGCGCGATGACCGGCGTGGAGAACTCCGCGCCCTTGTTGCGTGGCTTGGCAAAGCGCAGATGCAGCGTACCGTCCGCCTGGGCGGGCAGGATGCGCAGGGCCAACTGGGCCTGCTCCTCGCTCCAGTACAGGGCCACGTAGCCCTGCTCCAGGTCCTCGGCACCCAGGGCGCGCAGGGCCGCAATGTTGAGGCGGCAGCGTTTGCGGTAGACGGTCAGGCTGGGCTTGCGCGCGTGGCCGCTGGCCAGCAGCGGGACGAACAGCCGCCCGCCGATCATCACGCGTCCGTCAGCATGAGGGGTGGGACTGCCGGTCACGCCATCGGGCGCGGGGGCCTGCGCGGGTTGACCCTGTTCGGCCATTCTGGCGGCCACCTTGTCGGTGAGGGACGAAAGCGCCGCTTCCAGTTCGGGGACGTCTGCGGCGGTGACGGTTGCGGCAACGGCGGCCTCCTCGGCTGCAGCCGTCAGCGCGTCCATAACGGCCTTACCTTCTGCTTCCACGTCCGACTTGCGGACTTGACTCCCTCCAAATGTGGGGTCCCAGGCCTCCGCCGGGGGCACCGCAGCGCCCCCTTCCGCGTCTCCCTTGGCGGCAGCGTCATTCTGCTCTTTCCACTGGGCAAGCGTGCCCACGTCCTTGCCATCAACGATCACCCGGACCGTTTCCACCAGAGGTACCGGCGTCACCATCCCCATCTCCTGCGCCAGCGCGCCCGCAGGCACGCCCAGCACGCGCGACAGGGCGTCCAGATCCGGAAGGGGTTGGCCATCGGTGCATTCGCTGCCGGGCAGCTGGTCACCGTCGTCTTGCGGCTCCTGGCCTTCCGGCTGGCCAAGGGGGGGAATGGGGACGTCCTCGGGCGTCACGTCGGGTACGGCTTCTTCGCCGGTAAAATCCGGCGCGGGGTCGCCGGTATTGCCCAGCGCCACCCACTTCTTGCGGCGCTCGCGGAACGCGGCGTAGCAGCTGCTGCACAGGCTGCGGCAGGGCAGCGCGCGGTTTTTCGTGCCGCAGGCCTTGCATGTACCGTATGTCGCCATGGGGGCCTCCTTTCTGGCCTTCTGGGCGGGTATCTGGTCCGTCTGGGTGGCGGGTCGTGCCGCCCGGGGGCTGGTTTCTTCGGTGGCGACGGCCCGCGCGGTGGACGTGGGCCCGGTGGATCCGGCCGACGCGGGCAGCCCGAACGGACCGCGCCGTACCGAATCCATCAACAGGCGGCCCCGGTCGCACTCGCGGCACCGCGCCATCTGGTCCGGCGTGGCGGCCAGCACGGTGCTGCTGCACTCGCTGTCGCTGGCCCTGCGGCCAAGCACGGTGCACGGCGCGTCCATGTCAGTTGTCCTTCAAGGGGCCGTGGGCCGAGCCGGGGGCGGTGCCAATCACCACGAACGGTGACGAGGTATCCGCCCTGTTGGCCCGGCAGTCCGGGCAATCGCAGGGGTCTGCTGCCCGCAGTGCCTTCATGGCTGCGCGGTTCGCCTCGAGAAGCGCATCCGCCATCATGCGCGGATCTTCTATCGCGCCCAGGGCGGCCATCTTGATTGACACCCCCGCTGCATCCTGAAGCACGGCAATGAATATCCCGCCCGTGGTCGATTCAACCTGGGAGAGGACTTCATGCAGTTGCTCCCGCACGACCTTCCGGGATTCTTCCATCATCGCCTCTTCGCTCTTGCCTTCCATCTTCGCCTCCTCCCTGCCGCAGCTGCCGACCAGCGTTGCCATGGATCCGAACGTCAGCAGCGCCCCGACAATGACGACGGCGCCGACCGTGGGTTTCATGCGGCCGCCACGACAGCGGGTGCGCGGCCGTCCATGCGGACCATGCCGCTGGCCCCGCCGGGCATCTCCATGCGCAGGGTCACGTCCTGGGGCAGGGCCTGCCGCAGCAGCGACAGCAGCGCGCTCACGCCCAGCCCGTCTATGACGTCCTGCCGGGCGCGCTCGGCGGCGTCCGCCTTGATGCGGTCCAGTTCGTCGCCCAACAGCATGCCCGTGGACTGGTCGGACGCGATCATGAACTTGCCGCCCGTGCCGGTGAGCACCCACGTGGGGTGCAGGCCGTGGTCAAGCGCCAGGGTAAGCAGCCAGTCCGACGGGATGGATTCGCGCCGCTTGGCGTCGCTGATGCTGGACTGGCGAATGCCCAGCACCTCCGCCAGCTGCATCTGGGTGCGGATACCTAGCGCCTCGCGGATGCGGGCATAGGCCCCCTCGAAACTCTCGGTGTGCGTCGTCGTGAGCCTGGTCATGTGAGCCTCCTTGCGTGCCCCTGCGGGGCGGCTCGGTTAGCCTCGCCCCCGACGGACGAGGATGGGTGACGTTTCGCGGTGGATGCGGCGCGCGCGGGCCGCCATGCGGAAGCTGAATGCGACCAGCGCCAGCAGAACGGCGGCGGGGCCCCACAGCCACGGGTCAGAAATCGGCATGGTGTTCCCCCTGCCCTGCGGCGTCGCCCGGTGTGGATGTCGCGGCGGCAGCGTCCAGGTCGGACAGCTGCCCCAGCTGGGCGCGGTGGCGGTTGCGTATCTCGCGCAGGCCCTTCAGCACCGGCCACAGGTTGGCCTTGTCCGCCTGGTGCAGGTCGCGCCTGGCGGCGAAGGCTTCGGCCCGTTGCAGCATCAGATTTGCTTCTTCGGCTATGACCACGGAGGGGTGCAGGCGGCGGGACATGGCGGCCTCCTAAAAACCAAGAACAGGGTCAGCCGCGCGGTACAGGTCCCGCGCATAGCGATCGGGCGGAATGTCGCCGCAGGCCCACGGATCATCGAACGCCGGGCGCACGCCGCCCTGCATCGCCTCGCACAGGGTGCTGCAAGTGTGACCGTACGGAGGCACGGACACGAACGTCGCCCCGCACACCACGCAGGTGCGCGTTACCCCGGCCTTGCGCCCCGCAGTCACGCATTCGCGCGAGCAGTACCGCGTCTCCGGCCGGGCGGATTGCGGCATGGGCCTGCCGCAGTGGGCGCAGTGGCTGGACCGGCCCTTTCTGCGGTGCTGGTCGAAGCATTCCTTGCTGCAGAACCGTCCACGGCCTTGGGCGAAACGGGCACCGCTGACGCTGAATTCCCTGCCGCATTGCTGGCAGAACACGTTCACGGCCATGACCTTTCCCCCTGCTACTGCCGCGCCCGGGCAACCCGCCGCACGCAGGCGGTGCCCCGGGCCGGGTTCATGTCGAACAGGGCGCCCTGCGCCCGGGCCTGTTCCCACCGCCGGTTGAGCACATGCATCACCAACTCTTCACCCAGACAGCGGGCGACGAGCGACCGCTCAAACAGCGTCGGCGGGCGCTCTTCGGCGCGGGGTGCGGCATGGCGGCTGTCAGCAGCGTTCATCGTCCGCGTCCTCCACCCGCTTGAGCAGCGTCATGATGGACTGCATTGCCTCGTACCCCTCGCGGGTTATGCGGCGGCGCTCGTCGGGGCTGATGCGCCCATCGTCCAGCGCCGCGCCCACGGTGCCCATCAACTCGCCGAACTCGCGCACGGTAGCCACGGCATCGCGCTCCATCGTGCAGCCGCCCTGCCCCGCCTTGGGCAGGCGGATAACCACCGCGCCCATAGCACCGGCCAGGTAGTCCAACGGGCGGATGGAGCCGGTTGCCTCCATGAACGGAATGAGGTGCATCACGCCGAACTTGTGACCGGGTATGGACCCGTTCAGTTCGTTCATCAGCGTGGAGTAGCCCTTGCCCAGCAGCTCCGCGATACGGTCGGCCTTGCGCCCGGAGGGGGCGCGCTTTGCGTCTTCGCGCAGGATGTCGAGGAGTGAGTCATCCATGAGAGACTAGCCCTGCCTTTCTCATTTACTGGCGCGCGGTTATGGCAAAATAAGGAGACGATGCGGCGTGCTAGGCCGTGGCCGCGTGCGGTGCCGGGTGCGCGGACGCACAGCGGGCGCGCGGCTTGGGGCCGGGCCGCTGGTCCAGGGGAACGGGCAGCAGTTCAGCGGGCACGCCTTGGGCCAGCAGCGCGCTGTGGTTTCGGGCGGGCATGGTGTCTTGCTTGCACTGCCGCCCCAGCACGGCGGGATTGATGCCCACGCCCAGGGCAAGGGAGATGAAGGTCACCCCCGCGCGCTCCATCCACAGGCGCAGCTTTTCTTGGCGGGAAAGTTCGGTTAGGGTCGGCGCGATACCTAATTGCATGGTCGCCACCTGCTTTTGAGGTTTCCGGATGTGTTGGAATCGACGCTAACCGAGATTCTAGGTTAGCGCAATGTGTTTTTCGTTTTTCTACCAAAAGAATAATATTATGGAATTATTCGAGCGCGTTAGGCGTATAGCCGCCTTGGTCGCCGGGTCGCAGACAAGCCTTGCCGCACGGCTTGGCATGGCGCAAAGCCGATTTCAGGGGTACCTGAACGCCAAACGCCAGGACAACTTGTGGCCTTTGCTGCCGCAAATCTTGGAAATCTACCCCGAAATAGCGCGGGAGTGGCTGTACTTTGGCGAAGGCGAGATGCTGGTGTCCGACCGGCCGACGCCCCCCGACACGCAGTTGCGCGCCGTGCCCATGATGGGCCTTGCCTCGTGCGGCATCCAAGGGTGGAACCAGGTCATGCCGGTGGCGGTAAGCGCCACGCTGCCCGTAGTGGGGCCCAGAACCGTGGCTGTTATCGCCTTCGGCGAGTCCATGGTGCCTGCCGGGATATCGTCCGGCCAGGTCTGCTACGCGGATCCAGACCAAGACCCGCTGCCAGGCGACGCGGTGTATGTCGCCAGAAAAGACGGGCTGGCTTCAGTCAAGCTGTTCCTAGGGGTGGGAGAGCGGGCGGGCGACGTCCGGCTCAAGGGATGGGGGGACCCCGACCGGGACGGTGAACGGAAACCTTTTCATATTGATGAAAGCAAGGAACATATCGAAATCATTGCCCCCGTAATCTACGTGCGGAGGCGTCTGTAAGGAGTCCGCATGAGACATCTCGTTATCGTTGCATGCTTGCTTATGGCACCACTGGCCGCGCTTTCTGCGGCTGCGGCCGACGGCCCGGAACTTGACGCTGCCCTGTCGGCCGTGAGGGCGCGCACCGACGTGCGCAGCGCCGCCTGGAACAATCGCAGCATTCCGTCCTTGCTGGTAGGTGTAACCGGCCAGGGCAAACAGCCGGGCACTTTCGATGCCTTCGCGCGGGGGATATGCGGCACGCTGGCCGCCAAGGGCGTTGGCGGCGCCATCGTCCACGTGCTGGACGAAGACCAGCCTGCGGGCAAATGGGTGGAGCTGGGCAAGGCGGACTGCCCCCAACTGGCCAAGGGGGATGCAACCACACCCGCCGCGCAGCTGGTGGACGTGACCACGCTGGCCGGGAAGGACGAGGCCGCCGTGGCGAAGCTGCTGGGCAAACCGGTGGCGAAGGACAAGAGCAAGTACGGGCAAAAGCGCCGCTACGCCCTGAAGGACGGCGGCAGCGTGGAAATCACCTTCATCGGTGGCAAGGCCGACTGGCTGGAGATAACCCCCGGCAAGGACGCGCCCGTGCCTTTTGGCCCGGCCTGCGGACAGGCCATCGGCATACCCGCCGCCCCTGCCTTTGCGTCCGCCGCGACCATCCGGTGGGATGGGGCCAACGGCATCCGGAGCGTGGAAGCCTTCCCTGCCGGGAAGAACGTGGACTACTGGCACGTCAAGGTAACGACTCGGTAAACAAGGGTTCGCGCAACGGAGGGCAACATGGCACGCCTAACAGCAGAAAGCATTGCCGATGAAGGACAGAAGCACGGGGACACTAGATGTTCGTTCTGCGGAAGCCGAAGCTCGGCCTTTTGGCAGGGCAATTCCCGCATCTACTGCTGCACGCAATGTGCTGTTAATGTCCTGCCAGCACTGATAGCTGACGCACTGGTCGTACAAAAAGACACGCTCTTCACGTTGCGCGACAAGTTCTCAAAGGTCGAGGGCCGTTTCTGGGAGGCATCCTTTCATGCAAAGGACCTGGCCACGCGAAAGCCAGACCCCGAAAGCGGCAACTCGCCCCCGGAAGAAAGTTGACACCCTCAAAGCCCAAGGGAGGGCGCAACCATCCATAGCGGATGAGATGTGAGGATGTGACCATGGCCAAGAAGGAAGAGCCGAAGAAGACGGTGCATCGTGATTCGAAGGACGGCCAGTTCGTCACGGAGGATTACGCCAAGAAGCACCCAGCGACGACGGAGAAGGAGCGCGTTCGCACCGGGCCGAAGAAGAAGTAACCCTGACAGGCCGCCCGCTGGCGGCCTTTCTGTCAGCCCCGCCGCACGTACCGTCCCCGCCGCAACTCGATGATCCCATGGGCCAGCAGCCAGCGCACGGAGCGCGGGCGCTGGCCCTTTTCCACGTCCAGCTGCAGCAGGATAAGCCCTTTGAACCGCTCCGCCATCATGGTGGCGCGGGCCATGCGTTCCGGCACGCCCATGCCGCGCCTATCGTGGTGCAACAGCAGGCGGCGCGGGCGGCCTTCAGCGTCGCGCAGCACCTCCGGCTTGCAGCCGTTGGTCAGCAGCCAGGCCAAGGGGTCGAACAGGCGGGAATCATCGGCGGACATGGGCGCATCATAACGCGTGGCCGGACGGTGAGAAGATAGGCGCGTTGGTCGGTATCGTATTCAACGCAACGGGACAAGCAAGCGCGCGTCCTCGCCACCGCAGAATAATTTTTTTATCCTACTATTACATTTAATTGCGTTGAAATACCGCGTCCGGATGAACGTCCCATCATCCGGCCCGGTCGTTTTTCGGCTATACACTTCTCAACGCGGCACCAAGTAGCGCAGACATCGAAAGGAGTTGCACTATAAGCAAATCCGACCTGATGTTCGCATGGCAGATCACCAACGTGATCGTCATGTGGGCGCTGTCCCGCTGGTAGCGGGACATTGAAACGCGGACAGCCTCCCCGCGTGAGCAAGGAGGCCGCCAAGTTGTCCTGAAGGACAGGGCCGGTGCCGCAAAGTAGCTACTAGGCCCGAGGAAGCGCGAAGCTGGAACCTTCGCGCTTCTTCCATTTCGAGGTTCTACCAACTGGTTGCTTTAAGTCAACGGGAAATAACCTCGGGACACTGGTTATCACCCACTTCTTCCGCCTTCCATAACTTCATCAACCCCGTCCTGCCTTACACGCTCTGCCGCCGGATGAAGTCCTGCGCGGCCGCCGCCAGAAAGCCGGATCTGGTCATGCCCTCCGCCTCTGCCGCCGCGTCCACCTTGTGCAAGATGTCCTCCCGCATGGTGATGGAAAGGCGCACCGGCTTGGGCTTGGCCATGTCCGGCGCGGGGATAAGCACGGCGAAGGCCTGGGCCAGTTCCGGGGCGCGGGCGATGCGTTCCAGGGGGGTGGGATCGGGGATGGCGTCCCCGTCCGCCTGCATGCCTTCCAGGTGCAGGGGCAACGCCTCCGTGGCCATGGCCACGGCCTCGTCCACGGTATCGCCGCAGCTGATGCAGCCGGGCAGGTCCGGAAAGGTCACGTTGTACGCGCTGCCGTCTCCTTCCGGGTCCAGAAATGCCACGTAGTATCGCATATATCCTCCATGAGCTGGCGCGCCGGGGCAAGGTGGAGGGGGTTGCCCCCCTCCCCTTCACATCTTGGTTCCCGACTGCTGCTCTATGCTCCTTTGGGTTTTCAGGGGGACGTCCTTTCGCGGGTGGGGCACCGTGACCTTGCCGGGCCGTTCGGGGTGCTTCAGCTGGACATGGGAACCGCGTTGTCCGATTTCGTACCACCCTTCCGCCTTCAGCCGCTTGAGTATTTCCCTGCTGTCCATGTGTATTCAATATATACTTCCTGGCGCGGCGTCAACAAAAATATGCATTCAATACATAAAAAGCCCCCGACAGTGGTCGGGGGCTTGAGGGGGTATCGCCGTGTGCAGTCAGGTCTCGGCCTAGCCCGGCAGCGTGTACACCGGCACGATGGCCATGATGGCCGCGCGGGCCTCGTCCTCGTCGGGCAGGGCTGCGGCCGCGTCCAGGGCGTCCTGATATGCCAGCCGCTGGCCGACGACGTGGCCGGAGATGGCCACCCACGCGGCGCGGTTGGCCCGGATGCGCGCGGCCAGCGCGGCGGCGTCCATGCCCCGCGCGGCCGCGATGGCGCGTACCAGGGGCGCGGGAGCGTCGGGGTTGGCCTCCAGGGCGTTGGCTTCCTCGTACTGCTGGTCCCACGATGCGATTTCCGTCGGGCCATATTCCGCCTTCAGGGGCGCGAGCACGGCCTCTGCCCCGTCGCGGATCTGCGCCTGCTTGGCGGCAGCGACACTGGCCTGCGGCTGGGTGGGCTCTACCCCGCTCCACCCTTCGGGCAGCGGTCCCATGTCGGTGATGGTCACGGCCACGCCATTGACGTAGCCAGTCATACCCCGGTGGTCTTCCATGTAGTCCCAGCCATCACCCGTGGCATTCAGCACGCGGGCGTACCCATCACGGGTAGGCGGCAGGGGCGCGGCATCAGCGGCAACGGCGTGCGCCGGAATCAGCCAAACTCCATCGGTCAACGGGTCGGGGTCGGCGACGCCCGGCCCCAGAAGTTCGCGCGTCACGCGGTCATAGTGCAAGATTTCCATGGACAGGCCTCCTAGTACTTGATGCACGCCAGGAGCGCACGGTTGCGGGGACGGGTTTCAGCGCCGCCGCGCCGGATGTCGTAAGGCGTGACCGGGTTGTCCACCACAATGGAGTACGTGCTTCCCGCAAGGTCGGCGGTTTTGACCCCCATGGTGTTGTCGGCATTGAACCCATCGTTATGGTTGTGCTGCTTGAATTCGTCAGCCTGCCACGTACCCGCGCCTCGCCCGGCGTCAACCCCCCGGCCGTCGTCCCAGCCGCGCCGGAACTCGCCGCGCAGGTCCGGCACGTTGAAGGTGGTTGCACCGTCCCCCAGTCCGTACAGCGACTGGGTATAGCTGTGCGTGCCGGACTGGGTTCCGCTGGTGTTCACGCGGCTGCCGCCCTCGGCCGACAGCAGGTAGAAGGTGTTCGCGTTGATCACCTCGACGAAGTAGTCGGCGCTGGTGGACAAGCCCGTCGGCAGCGCCCCGGTGGTGGACAGGCGCAGCCGCTCCCCGCCCGTGAACCCGTGGGATGCCTTGGTGCAGACCGCAGGGCTCGCAAGGCTCACCGTAAACGTCTGCGATGTGAACCCCAGGTCGGTAACCAGCTTGGCGAAAAGGCTGGCATACGTCGTGCGGCTGACGGGCGAGCCGTTGCATTTCAGAAAACCCGTGGGGGCCACCTTCCCGGCCACGTCGATGATGGTGCCCACGGGCATCAGGGCATTGGCAAGGGCAGCGGAAAGCCCCGCCGGGGTAACCGCGCGCTCGGCGTCCACGCCGGCCACGGCTTCGGCGCTGGTGGCAAGCTCCACTAGTCCGGACTCGGCAGTGCTTGCCATGGGAACAGCGCCAACTATCAGCGCCTCGATGGCGTCCTTCAACTGGCCGTTGTACGCCTTGTTCAGCGTCAGCCCGGCCGCCGTGATGACGGCGACGATCTCTTCCTGTACCGCGTTGGCCCAATCATCCGTCACTATGGTGGGCGGTATCCCCGATGCCGGGTTGCCGTCGGTAAAGCGGTTGTCTTCGGTCGCGCCGGGGCCGTCTATTCTGTGCATGGTTCCTCCTGGGTTGTCTGGGCTAGGCCCCGTAAGTGAAGGTGACGATGGTGTGGGCGGGCTTTTCGCCCCGGATGACGCACTCCAGCTGCTCATTGCCCCAGCTGCGCAACGGCTCACCCGCAGCCCCCTGTCCAACGGCGAACGCGCGAATGGGCACGGAGGGGGCCTGCACGGTGAAGGTGTGGGGCCAGTCGCCGTTGGACAAGGCATCCCCGGCGGCCGACACGCCCACGCGGAACGGCCGGTACTCCTTGACCGTACAGGGCGCATTGGCCAGCAGCGTGGCCAGTTCCTCGAAATAGGCGGGCGTCTGTGCCCCGCGCGCCGTCAGCTTCAACACCACGGCGTCGCGGCGCTGGGCAATGGTTTCCGCACCCTGGGTGCAGGTGTCCGGCAGGCCGCACATGCGCTCCCACTCCGCCAGCAGGGCCAGGGCCTTCGGCGGGTCCAGCTCCGCCAGCAGGCGGTGGGCGTTGGCGTCCAGCCGGGCGGGCTCCTGCGCCATGGCATGCAACAGTTCGTCCAGCACGCTGCCTGGCTCGCGCGGCCATGCTGCACCAGGGGGCAACAGTTGGGCGGCCTGCGCCGCGTAGTCCTCCGCGCTGTAAGGCTTCATGGTCCCGCCCCCTATGCGAAGGTGATGGAGCCGAGCACCGGCATCTCGTGCGATGCCGGTACCACGTCGGCCGCCGGGGAGAGCACGGCGTGATCCTGCTCGCCGGGGGCCAGCGAAACGGCCTCGTCCACGTGCGATATGAGCAGCGTCGCGCCGGGCTCGCTCTCGCGCGCGAACAGGTCGCGCAGCTCCGCCCGGACCGCCTCACGCACGGCCTCCGTGTCCGGCGTCACGCGCAGAGTGATGTTGACCGCGAGAGGGGTGGGGGCAAAGGCCGTCACCTCCGCCGTAACCGGGCGCACCGTATCCAGGTAGGCCTGCACTGCGGCCACCAGTTCTGCGCCGGGTATGGGGCCGTCCGCCGCATCGTCCGCCACCACGGCCACGCCCACGGTGCCCGCGCCCATGCGCAGCGGGTACACCCACGCGCGCGTCACGCCGGGCACCTCCAGCGCCCAGGACACGTAGTCTTCGGCCTTGCCGCCCTGGGGCGGCTCCTGGATGCGGCGGAGCACCCGGGCGCGCAGATCCGCGTCATCCTCCGCGTCCACCCCGCCGGTGATGCCGCCAGCGGCCACCGTGCCGGATGCCTGTACCCCGGACACGGGCGACGTGAGCGTAAGGGTGATGCCGACGGCCGTGTTGCCAGCGGCCCCGGCCGCCTGCGCGGCCACAGGCACGGCCGCCACCCCGGCGGTCACAGTGGCGTCGGCAGTGCTGATGAACAGGGCCTCGTCGGCGCGTTGCAGCTCCGTCCCGGCCGGGATGACGGCCCCGTTCGTGCCGGGCAGGCCGACCGTGCCTGTGGCGGCCACGGCCACCTTGCGCGGCACGTCCCAGATGCTGGCGTGGCGCTCCAGGTATTCGGCTTCTGCCGTATCCACGAAAGGCTGTTGCGCCAGCCATTCGAGGTAGCCGTACTGCATGTGCGCCTGCCCGGCGGTGACGCGCGCCAGCACGCCCACCACCGACCGGCGCAACGGGGCGTCACCGTCCAGCAGGCGGGCGGAAAGGTCCGTCTCCGCGCGGGAGACAAGCTGGCCAAGGGACGGGCGGTCGTAGGGCATGGGGCCTCCTGGCGTCTAGACCGACAGGCGGTATGCGCCGGTCAGGTAGCTGTAATCAAACGCGGAAAGTTGCGTTGCGCCATCCACCTCAAGCGCCACCTGAAGTTGCAGATGGCCCCGCTCCGGCACCGTGGCCGTCACCGTCAGCCCGTCCACGCGGCGCTCGGTGAGCAGCCATTGCAAGGCTTCCGTGGCGTATTCGCGGGCGCGGGCCACCACCTCCGGCAACTGCTTTTCGCGCCGCAGCAGCCACAGGCGAGAGCCTATCTTGTCCGAAGCGCCGGTAAGCCTGGGCAAGGTGGCGTCGGCCCACCAACCCTGACGGTCCGTTTCCCCGGCGGGCAGTTCGTCGCCGGGTTCCGCCTGGCGGTTGGTGAACAGGCTGACCACCACGGCCGTGAGCAGGCCGTTGTCCGTGAGCAGATCGCCGGACGCCACGGCCAGGTCCGCGCCCGGCGTGCCGAATGCCAGCAGGATGTCCATCTATCCCCCCACCGGCGGCGACGTGGGCCCGCCGCCGTCGTTTTCCGGGTGCACGTGGGTGCGCAGGCTGACCGCCCCGGCCGTGACGTCGGCATCGGTGGTCACGTTGCCGGTGGTGTGCAGGCTGCCTTCCATGGTCGAAACGCACGTGCCCTCGCCCACCCCGCGCGCGGTGAAGGACGGGGTGTTGATTGCTGCGGATTCCGTAGCCGTCACCTCGTACCGCTTCGTCGTCATGGTCACATCCTCTTCCGCGTCCACCTGAAGGTGCAGCGTGGTCACCTTTATGGTGCGGTTGCGCATGAGGTGGATGGTGTCGCCCTCGTCCGTGTAGATGGCCACCTCGCCGGGCTGCAGGCTGGCGAGCCGAAAGCGCCGGTCGTCCACGGCAATGACCACGCCGTGGGCGCGGTCCGCACCCACGAACACGGCAATGCCCTCCGCGCCCGGCAGCGGGTGCGCGGTGAAGCCGTAGTTCTGGAAGCGCTCCACCCCGTCGGCCAGTTCGTCGGCCAGCAGGGCCACCTGCAGCTCCTGCATCTTGGGGGCATCATCCACCCGGCGCACTACGGCGCGGGCCACCATGCCGTGCAGGGCGCGCGTTATCCGCGAGGTCATGCGGCCAAAGGTCGATTGGTCCACTATCCGTTCTCCCCGTTCAGGATCCGCTGCTGCTCTTCCTTGGAAAGCTGCTTGGCGTCGCCCAGCAAGTCGCCGTCGCCCTTCTTTTCCTTCTTCAGCTTCTTCTCGAATTCCTGGGCGAAGGCGGCCGGGCTGCGCAAGGTGAGCTGGGTGGTGGTGCCGCCGCTGCCCAGCTTGTGCACCACGCGGCCGATCATCAGGTCCTTGTCCACGCGCAACCACGGCAGTTGCACCCGGCACATGGCGTTGAGCGGCCACAGGGTGCCATCGCCCTGTCGCCAGCCCTGCACGGTGACATCAACGGAGGCACTGCGCCCGGCGCGCACGCTGGCTTCCCACTCCGCCCGGCGCTTGGCCGTGGCGGCGTCCTTGGGGGCCTCGCCGCTGATGACGTGGGGGCGGTACCGGCCAAGGACGGGATCCTTGGCGGTGCCCACCACGGCCGCCGCCTTGTCGCCGCTTGCGGTGTCGCTGCCCTTGTTCTGGGCAAGCACGCGGTATTCGCTGTAGCGGTCCTTGGCGTCGAACGACGCGGAGGCCTCCAGCACGTTCTGCCCCTGCACGATGGAGGTAGACGCCCGGCCGGACCCCACGGCCACGATGACGATGCCCCCGGCCGCATCCGGCATGGCCATCAGCTCGCGCTGGCGCAACCCCCGTTCCAGGCATTCCCACGCGGTTTCGCCCGGCTCCACCTTGTGCGTGGGAATGGGCACGCCCTCGTTGCCCTCGCACCGCACCTTCACGCCAAAGGGCGCGGCAAGGATGGCGGCAAGTCGGCTGACGGTGATGGACTTCCACTCGCCGGGCTTGTGGATGGCGGCGCAGTCCACCAGGTCGGCGCTGGCGTCTCGCCCGGCCACGGTGATGGCGTGCGCGCCGGAGCCGAAGGACGCGTTCACGGAGTCTATCCACCCCTTGATCAGGGTGTCCGATCCTGCGGTGATGACGCAGGCCATGCCCGGCGCGATGGGCAACGCCGTAGACCCTTGCGTCCAGCGGTCTGACAGGCGCAGGCTGAACGCGCCGGACACGGCGTCCACGGCGCGGGTGATGGTAACCTCTTCCCACCCCAGCCAGCGCACGCCGTCTATTTCGAGCGTCACGATCTCGCTAGGCATTGCGCAGCACCTCAAGTTCGCCCGGCGGCACGAAGCCGGGGTGCCGCACGCGGTTGCGGGCAAGGATCTCCGTCTCCACGGCGGGCGCATCCCGGTCGGCCACGGTGCGGTGGGCCACCACCAGCGAAGGCGCAACCACGGGCTGCTGGACTGTCACAACGTCCGGCGCGCTGCCCGCGCTGTCGGCCAGGGCCTTTACCGTGGCGGCCTGAAGGTCGGTGAAGGCGGTGAACACCGCGTCGTCGGTGGCGGCATCGAGTACGGCGTCCACCGCATCGGTCACGCTCTCGCGCAGGGTGGCGGCATCCGCGCGCGATGCCGGGGCGGACAGCGCGGCGGAGCGCGCGGCCTCTGCCGTGGCGGCCCGGCGCTGATAGGCCGAAAGGGCCGAGCGGTTTTCCGCCGCAGTGGTGCGCATGGTGCCCGCGCCAGCAGGCACGGTGACGGCCGGGGCTGCGGCCGCAAGGGACAGCATCTCTCCCGCGCGGCTGGTGTGGGACGACGCGGAAAGGTTGCCGCCGTCGGCGTACATGGGGCGCAGCAGATCGGAGGGCACGGCGTTGGCCAGTTGCGCCACGGACATGCCCTCGATGAGGGCAAGGTTGCTGGCGAACCCTTCCGGATCCGCCACCACAGAACGGGCGCGCCTGGCTGCGGACGCCATGTCGCGCACGGCGGAAAGGGTGTCACGCAGCACCGGTTCCGGCTGGCCGTCCAGGGCAAGGTCACGGTCCAGGGCATCGTCCGCGCTGGAGAACGCTCCATCCGCCCGCGACGACGCCAGCGCGCCGGGCTTGGCGGATCCGGAGGGGTTGGCCGCCTCGCCCGCTTCGGCAAACGTCAAGCTGAAGGTGGCCATGCCGCCGTCGGTCTTGCTTTCGCGCACGCGGCAGCCGGTGCAGTTCACCAGCGCCTCGCCAGACCATGGTGTAACCAGGCGGCCGGGGCCTTCTTCTTCGCAGGCCTTCAGCAGGGCGTCGCGGGCGGGCATGTAGTCCTGCCCCAGCACGTAGGCTTCCACCGCGTAGGTGCGCGCCTTGCGGCCAAGGTCTTCGGTGTAGGGCACGTCGCGCCCCGGAAATTCGTGGGTGACGGCACGGCGCCCGGTTTCCCGGTCGCTGGTGTCCACATGGAAGGACACCCCCCGGAAGGATGCCTTGCGCAGGCTGCGCCGCCATGCGGCGTCGGTGCTCTTGATGGACATGGCGCGCTCCTAGTGGGCCGGGGCGGCAAGGCCCATGTAGGTTACGTCCGTGTCCACCGGTTCGCCCGTCTGGCGCACCTCTGTGCCGCGCGGTACGCCTTCCATCTTGATGGTGACGGTGGAGTGGCTTTCCTTGCGTTCCAGCGACTGAAAGCGCTGTTCCTGCACGCGACGCATGGTGTCGGACGCGCCAAGGCTGGGGCGGGCAGCAAGAGCCGGTGCACCTTCCGTCTCCGGAGACGCGGGCGACGCGCCCGCAGGCGCGAACACGCCCTTCTGCCCAACGAAGAAATCGCCCACTGCGGATGCTCCGTCCACCAGCCAATCCGGCATGGCTTCCTTCGCCCACTTGATGATGGCATCCCACTTCAACCACAGGGCGGTGACGGCGGCGATTACCCCGCCGATGGCCAGCACCACCCAACCAAAGGGGGTGGCCACCAGTGCCAGCGACAATTGCAGAAATGCGGCTGCCAGCCCAAGGATGGGGCCGACAAGCCCGGACATCAGGGCTCCCGCCGCAATGGCCAGGTTGTCCCAGCCGCCCAGCAGATCGGCCACCCACGCCAGTTTGTCGCCCAAGGTTTGCAGTCCGTCCCACAGCTTGGGCAGCACTTCCCACGCTGCATCGAAGAAGCGCACCATCTTTTCGCCGATGTCCTTTGCCCACGCCTGCAGGCGGCCATCGGAGGACATGACGTCTATCTCTGCCAGCACCCCGCCCAGCTTGCCCTTCATCCAGTCGAGCACGCCGTTCTGCATGATCATGTTGCTGAAGCGACTCCATCCGTCCATCATGTTGGACCACATGCCGTTCCAGTTTTTGGACTGAGCCTCCATGCCGCCGCCGTACTTCTCTGCCCAGATCTTCATCAGCGTGGCCTGGATCTGGGCGCGGTCGCTGGCCTTGGCCATCAACTTGGACTGCTTGCCTGCGGCGTCGGTGTATTCGTAGATGATCTTGCCGCCTTCCTTGGCGGCCTTGATGCCGAATTCCTTCAGGCGCTCGTTCTCGCCTGTCACCGCATCGGCAATGGCTTCAACCGCCGTTTCCAGCGGCTTGCCCATGGAGGACGCCGTATCGCCCAACACCTTCAGCAGGCCCTTCATGGGGTCCATGCCGTAGGCCCGCAGCTTGACGAAGGCGTCGGTCACACCGGCCAACTCGTACGGGGTCTTGGCGGCGAACTCGCTTATCCAGGCCAGCTGCTCCTTGGCAGCGCCCTTGTCCCCCCGATTCAGGGTGGTCAGGATCGTCTCGAACTGCTCGAACTGCGCCGCCGTGTCGAGGAACTGTGTCTTGAAGGCGAACCCCGCCACGCCCGCCGCAACGGTGGCCTTGGCGGCAAAATCCTGGGCAGCCGCCGTTGCCTCGCCGAAATGGCCGCGCGCATTGCCGCCGAGGGAAGCAAACCGCGACAGGCCGGACAGCCCGGCGAACCGCCCGCCTTCCCTGTTCAGGGCGCCCCACGAATCGTGCATGCGCCGCAAGTTGGTGGTAGATGCCTCCAGCCTGTCGTTGAACGCCCGGAATGGGGCACTGAATCTGTCCAGTGCCCCAAGGACGAAGGTTACGCCGGTTTCGCGCGGCCCAGCCATGTCAACTCCGTTCGGCGTTCAGCTCGTTCACTCGGTCCAGCCAGAAACGCAGGTCGCTGGCGTCCATGTCCATCAAGTCAACAGGCCCGAAGTGGAAGGCGTCGGCGATTACTCCGACGGCTGTTGTCCAATCGACGGGCCACTCGGCAAAAAACCGGACGTGATGGCCAGGGCCTCGAACAGGTCTTCGCTTTCCAGCTCCGCCATCACCGACGGCGGCTGGTTGCACAGGCGGCCACCCACCATGAGGATGTGCTCCATGCACATGGCGTTGCCGCCGATGGGCACACCTTTCATGTGCTTGCCCTTCAGCGGCCCCTGGAACACCAGTTCCGTGATGGCCGTCTCACCCTTGCCGATGGGGTGCTTGAGCTTCAGCACTTTCGGTTCCATGCGCCTACACCTCCTCGGCGGTCTTGCCTTCAAACCGCACCGCAATTTCACCCTCGCCGGTCTTCACGTTGCCGTCGCCCGCGTACCAGGCGTCACGCATGGTGACGGTCTTGCCGTTGTTCAGCTCCAGGGTCACCGTAACGCCGTCCAGCGTCTGCAAGGACTTCAGCGAAAGGTCGGCCCGGTCGGTGATGGCACCTTCGATGAAAGGCACCTGCACCGTTTCCTTGTAGCCGTGCACGGTGTCCGCACCCACGATGCCCTCGCGCTTGGGCAGCCCGAGGTTGTAGGTGAATTCGCCCTTGGCTTCCTGAAGCGCGCCGTCGATCTTGAAGTAGATGATGCCCGCGCGGCGGTTGCCCGTTGCCATATGTGGTCCCTCCTTTGTGGCGGGTTAGAGAATGAACTGGATCTTCACGCCGCCCACCACGAACTGGTTCACCAGGTCGGGCGGCAGCAGCCAGTCCAGGCGGTTGCGGTCGCTGGGGTTGCGCTCGCAGATCACGTTGGCGGCAAAGGTGTCCACGTTTTCGACAAGGCCGATCTCTTCCCACACCCGGGCGCGGGCAACGGCTTCCGCCTTGCCTACCTTGGGCGTGATGATGGGCTGGCCGACGCCGAAGTTGTTGCCGTCGTCGGCCAGCTTGTGGCGCGGGTACTTGCGCAGGATGTAGTTGCGGAAGTCGTAGCGGATGTAGCCCAGCGTCAGGATGGTGTTGAGGTCCAGGTAGCTGGGGTCTTCCGCGCCGTTGGGGCTGGTCTTGTAGGTGGTGATGAGCCGTTGCACGCGCACGGTGCCCCCGGCGTCCACGTACAGGGTGGAGATGCCGTCGTAGAGCAGCAGGTTGTTTTCCTGCAGGGTGAACCGGTCCACCTCGGCCGGGGCGAGGATGCCGGCCAGCGGCAGCGTCTGGAAAGGCCGGGCGGGATCGATGTTGCCGTAGTAGGCGGCAACGGCTGCGTAGGCGGCGGCCACCTCCCACACCGGGTTGGGCACGCCGTGGGCATGGGCAATGCACAGGTGCTGGCTGTTGCGGCTGTCGCCCAGGGTGCCGAGCGCGCCGTGGCTGCCGGTGGCCGCCGCGATGGCCACGCCCTCGATCATGCGCAGGGGGCCCCAACGGTCCAACAGTTCCGCCTCCACGGCCACCAAGCTGGCGGCGTCGGTCCACGGCCAGACAATGACGTTGTAGTGCTCGTCGCCCAGCGCGGCGATGATGGGAGCCACATCCGGGTTGGCGGTGCCCCCGGCCATGGCCGTGATGACCACGGCAAGGCCCGCCGGGGTGGATTCGCCGTAGTAGTTCAGGCGCACGTCCAGCCCGTTGGCGGCAAGGCCCTTGTGCCGGGCGGTCAGGGTAACCACGGCCCCGGCTGCGGCCGCCGTGCACGGGCTGTCGGCCACGGCGCTGACGGCGGCGGCAAGGGCGGTGGCCACGGCGCTGGCCTGCTGGCCCGCCGTTACCCCGCAGCTGACGGCGCGCCCGCCCACGTACAGCACCAGGGTGCCGCCCTCGGTGGCCGCGCCGGTAAGGGTAACCGTGCAGGTGGCCGCCTGCCCGGCCGCGTTGTCGGCCACGGGCATGGCCCACAGCTCGGTCATGGGGTCGCCGTCCAGGTAGGTGGCGCAGATCTGCGCCAGCATGCTGCCCGTGCCGAACAGGGTCTTGGCTTGGGCCGCGCTGGTCACGCGCACGGGCACAAGGGGGGTGGCGGTGCCACCGGCCAGCTTCTGCCCGCAGGCCAGGGTGCGGTAGGCCATGAGGGCCGCGCCGCTGACGGCGTTGCTGTTGTCGAATTCCGCGTACACGAACGGCACGCGCAGGTTGCGCGGGACGGCATCAAATCCGATGGCCATGGCTTACTCCTTGGCGGTCTTGGCCGGTTTGGCCGTGGGCTTTTCGAGGGTCACGTCGCCCTCGTTGATGCGCCGCAACCAGTAGGTGCTGCGGACCACGGACAGCCCTTCATCGGGCACGTGCTGGCTGGTCTGCGGGTCGCGCACCTTGATGCCGTCCACGGGGTACACCGTGATCATTTCGGGGGCGGGCTTGGCCATGGTCACTCCTGTTCGGGATGCTGTTCGGGATGAATGATGTCTTCGGCGTCTGTGGCGCCGTCCTGCGGGGCCAGGTCCCAGCGCACGCCGCCGGTTGCAAAGTCTTCCAGTTCGGGCTGCTGGCGGGGCCGCTCGTACCACACGCCCGCATCAACGCGGGCGCAGCCGACAAGTTCGTCGCCCTTCTCGGCCAGTGAAATTTCCACCCCGCGCAGTTCCAGGTCCTGGACCAGGCCGCCCAGGGTGGGGTCTGCCTCAAGGGTATCCTCCACCGCGTCGGACAGGGCGTTGAGCGTGGCGTCCATGGTTTCGCCGCTGGCCACCACCTCCACGGCCAAGGTCAGATCGCGGGTGTAGCGGCGGGGCGAGGTGCCTTCGTCGTCCGGGGTTTCCTTCAGCCCGTAGACGCCGATGGAGGGCAGCCGCGCGCTTTGGATGTGCCGCACCCGGCTGGCGTACACGCGCCCTTCCACGGCGGGCAGCGAGGTGCGCAGCATGGCGGCCACGGCCGTGACGATCTGCTGGCGGGTGCTCACGCGGGCCTCCGGTGCAGGCGCACTTCCCACATGTTGGGATGCTTGGGCGACACCTCGGCCACGGTGTATTCCGCCCCCTCGAACTGCACGCGGTCTTCTTCGATCACCAGCTCCTGCGGCAGCGACGTGCGCAGCACGGTGACGGTGATCGCCGCACTGCTCACGTGCATGTAGTCGCCCGCGTCCACCAGCTGCTCGCCATCCTTCCAAATGCCGCGCACGGTAATGGGGTCGCCGCCCAGGGGCAGAAAGGTGATCGGATCGGCGAAGCCCCCGGCGAAGATGCGCGCGCTGTCGGCGCGTACGCGGGCGCGCAGGCTCATACGGCAAGCTCCTTGGACAGCAGGTAATTGCCCTCTGCGATGACGCGGGTGTTGAACACATCCACCGCCCGCGCCTGCTGGGCCGCGATGACATCCGGCTTGCCGAAGTAAGCCAGGAACGACGGCCCATACAGACGGCGGATGGGGGTGCGCTTGGTGGTCTGGCGGGCGTACACTTCGCCCTTGGCAATGAACACGCCGGGCAGTTTCTGGCCGTCCTTGCTGACCACCCGCTTGCGCCCGCCGCCCTTGCGGATGAGCACGGTCACCGCCTTCTTGGTCTGGCGTGCGCCCCAGCGAATGAGCGGGATGGACATGCGCCCGAGGGCGTACAGGATGGCCACCTTGTAGGCGCGGGTGGCCTTGCGCACGTACATGGTGTTCTTCACGTCGCGGGCGGGCACGGCGTACTCGATGCGGATGGCCTTGGACGACTCGTCGCGCGAGGCGGTGACGGCCCGGTTAAGGGCGCGCACCACCACAAGGTCCATCCCGCGCGGGAGCGAACCCACCCGACCGGCCAGTTCGCCCATCACCTGGGCGGCGTGGTGGCTGTCGAGACGGACGAGGCGCTTGTCGGCCATGGGGCTAGTCCTTGCTGTCCGTGCCCACGGGGCGGGCGGGCGTCAGGTTGGGCATGTCGCGCAGCTCCTGCGTGGCGGCCTCGTACTCTTCGATGGTGGGCAGGGTGTAGCCGCCCTGCTCCGTGCACAGGCGCTGGGCCATTTCGGCAGCGGTCAGGCCAAGGCGAAGGCCGGATTCGAGCAGCGCGATGAGTTCAACGGGCGTCATGGTCAGCTCTCCTTGAAGGCCGCGAGAAGTGCCGCGGCGTCACCCAGCAGGCGCATGGCGTTGGTTTTCAGGGCCAGCCAGTCGCCCGGCGCGGTCTTGGTACGGGCGTAGGCGCCCGCCCCTTCGCGCAGGGCGATGACGGCCAGCTTGGCCTTGTCCAGCAGCGGGGCCACCTTTGCTTCCAGCGTGGGCCGGGCGTCGGGCAGGGCCGCGTGCAGCTGCTCATATTCCTGATGCAAGGCCACGTAGGTGATGCGCAGTTCCTCGCCCACGGCCATGGCCTGTTCATGGGGCTGCAGGTTCTTCAGCGCGCAGCCGGTGGTCAGGGACAGCACCGGCAGCAGCAGCGCAAGCAGCAGCAACAGATTTGCGCCCTTCATGGTCACGGGCTTGATGGCGGTCTTGGCCTTGATGCGGCCCCAGATGGTCAGGCCACCGGCAATGGCCGCGCCGATGCCGAGGGCCGCGTCCACCAGCTGGGTCTGCATGTCCGCGTCAAGGCTGATGCCGCACAGGGCCAGCACGGCCACCAGCAGGGAAACGATGCCGCCCCACACGGTGCGCGAGGCCAGCAGCGGCTTCATGGTTTCGGTGTCGAACATGGGTACTCCCTTCGGCCCGGTTACGCGGGCCACGTGCCGCCAAGGGCGCGCAGCACCTTGGCCGGGTATTCCGGGTTGGTATAGTTGTTGTGCCCCTTCACCGCGCCAGCACCGCCGTTGTAGGCCGCGCACACGGCGGACCACCCGAACGGCTCCTTGAACCGGGCGGCGAAGGCGGCCAGATGCTTGCAACCGATGTCCAGCCCGGTGGCCGGGTCGCACAGCTCGGTGAGGTAGGCCCCCTTGAAGCCCCGTTCGCGCGCAACCTGGCCCATCACCTGAAGCAGGCCAAAGGAGGTGGCGCGCAGGCGGCGTTCGGTATCCAGCGAACAGGGCGAAACGGCCTTCACGTCGGGGCTCTTTTCCACGTAGCGGGCGTAGAAGCCCGGTTCGTAGCGGGTGGCCCAGGGGTTCTCCGTGCTCTCCACCCGCACCATGGCCGCCACCAGTTCGGGCGGCAGGCCATGGCGGGTGGCCGCGTCGTTGATCAGTTGGGTGAGCTGTTTGGGGTCCATGGTCACTCCTTGTCGTCGGCGCGGGTGTTCAGGATCTGCGCCTGGGTGTCCTTGGGTATGTCGCTGTGGACAACAAGGGCGCGGAGCATGCGGAACAGGATGGTCAACTTGGCGTTCACCCCGTCGAGCGAATCCTCGCTGGCCTCGTGCCGCAGGCGGCACTGGTCGCGCGGCACGAACTTGCTGCCCAACCAGATGCGCACGGACACGGCGGTGAGGGAGGACACGAACGCGGTCAGCAGCAGCAGTTCCAGCGGGGTGAACGTCAGCATGCCCTCCCCCCTGCCTAGCCCTGCCCGGTGGTCCCGGCGGCGTCCGCCTGCGGGGCGGAATCGTCGCCCACCTCGGCAACCTTGGTGGCAGACGGGTCCGCGTACAGTTCGGCGGACTTGCTGGTGATGAGCCGTTCCGCCATTTCGGCGGGGACGGAGATGACGGAGTTGGGCTGATGCACGACGCGCACGCCCTTGGCGTCGCGGTCCCACAGTTCGCCCAGCAGACGGACGCGTACTTTCTTGGCAGCCATGAGGCCTCCTAGCCGTTCATGACCACGACCGTGACCACGGACGCGGGCTGCTTGATAACGGGCAGCGGGTTGGTTTCACCCAGCAGCCACATGGTCGAGGGGTCATTCTCAAGGTAGATCTTGCCAAAGAATTCCCCCTGCACGCCGCCGATGCCGCCCGCCAGGTCCTGAATCAGGCCGAATTCCAGTACGGCTTCGGCCATGGTGGAGTAGAGGGCGATCTTGTTGGCGGGCCACACTTCCTGGGGCACGTCGTTCTCGTCCAGGTACGAGCCGCCGTACTTGTACAGTTGCAGGCCCCGATACGTGCCGATGAAATCGGCCCCGAACTCCGGAGCCAGCATGCCGGACTCCATGCGCTTGGTGTCCAGTTCCTTCTGGATCTTGGGGTGACTGACAATGCGCGAGGCGGCGCTGGTGCCCAGAATCATCACGTTGGGACTGTACCCGGTCTGGTCCTTGGCCTTCTTGCAGAAGGCTTCCAACTGGGCGGGGATGTCCGCTGTGTCGTCGGACCACAGGTCGCCGCCGGTCAGGGTGATCTTGTTCCCGGCGGGCATGCCGTAGTCATAGACCAGCCCCAGTTCCGGAACGGTCATGGACCCCTGCAGGATGTCCGCGCAGGCCTTTTCGATGGTCATGTCCAGCCGGAAGCGCATGCTTCGCAGCGCCGTGGCCAGGTTCTTTTCCGCAGCCTGCTCCGGGCTTTGGCCGCCCACGATGTACTGGACGAACCCGGAGGGCCGGGAGATGAGCTGTTCCGGGTTCAGCTCCATCTTGGGGCGCAGCTTGGGGCACTTCATGGTGGTGGCGCTCTTGCGCGTGCCGTCGATGATCGTGCCACCGGCAATGGACGTGGTGTAGGGCACGACCTTGTTCTTGTACTTTTCGGTATGGAATTCGATGAACGTCGTGGGATTGCTGTTGCGGTTGCGGAACAGGGTCCGCTGCAACAGACTCGGCTGTCCGGGCATGGCCTGAATGGCCTCGGACAGGTATCGGAAATCCCAGAAGCCGGGAGCGGTAGACATGGCGACCTCCTACGCGGGCTGCTTGAGGGTGACGTAAATGCCCGCATCGCGCAGGGCGGCGATGGCGGCGGCCTTCTGCGGTGCGGTGATGCCGCCCGGCCAGGTAAGGCCCCGGTCCAGCACCGTGCCGTGCACGTAGCCACGCGAAACGGCGTCGCCAGCGGCGGGCACGGTGGTGTCTTCGGCCAGGATGTGGGTGGGGGTCTGGCTGCCGTCGGACGCGCCGGGGGCCAGCTTCACCTGCTTGTTGCTGGCGGTGACGGTGCCCAGCACCGTACCGGCAGGGATGTCCACCTGCGCGCCCGTGGACGCCAGGGTGATCACTTCCAGCACGGGCGGATGAGCGCCCAGAAAGGGGATGAAGGCGTAATCTTCGGTGGTGGTAACGGCGGAATTCGCCATGATGGCCTCCTGTTAGCTGGCCAGCGCGGCCATGCGCTTGCCGAACTGGGCGGGGGTTTCGGCACCGGGCTTGCCGGGGGCTCCGGCCAAGGGGGCAGCGTGTGCGCCAGCCAGGCCCTCAAGGATCTTGTCCGCCTCGGATTTGGCGACAGGGGCAGCGGGCGCGGCAGAGGCGGTGCCCTCCTGCTGGGCGGCGGCTTCGGGCTGCTTGGGTGCGGGCATCAGCCCGGCCACGGCGGCGATCTGCGCGGCGGTCAGGTTCTGGTCCAGCAGGGCCTGCACGCGGGTGGCCGCTTCTTCGCCAGCCGTGGCGCGCACGGCGGCAACGCAGGCGTCGGTGCGGTCCTTGAGCTGGGCGGCGTGTTGCGTGGCGGCCTGGGCCGTGGCCTGTTCGGCGGCCTCGCGGGTGATGGACGCCAGCACTTCCGGGTGCTGGGCGGCAAGGGTCGCCTTGTCCATGGTTGTCTCCTTTGCAAGGGTTGCGATGGCCGTTTCAAGGTCGGCCACGATGGCGGTGACGAGGCCCTGCGGTGCTGCGGACGCGATGAAGATTTGCCCATCGGCCCACGTGCCCAGGGCCGCGACGTCCAGCCCCATGCCGGACGCCACCCCGTCGGTGAAATGCTGGTAAAGGGTGTCCAGTCGCGCCTGGATGTAGGCGCGTTCCTGGTCGGTCAGCGGGTTGTCTTCATTGCCCACGGCTTTCCACGCGCCTGCGGTAAGGTAGGCGTAGGAAACGCCCATCTTTTCGTTCCAGCCCGCATAGTTGGGCAGCACGCTGATGATGCCGATGGACCCGACAGACGCCGTGGCCGGGGCGAACACCCGCCCCGTGGCCGCGCCAATGGAATAAGCTGCGCTAGCCATGGTGCCGTTGGCGTATGCCGCCATGGGCTTGCCCGATGCCTTGCCCGCGCTGGCGATGAAGTCGGACAATTCCTTCATGCCCGCCACGGTGCCGCCCGGACTGTTGATGTCCAGCAGCACCGCGCTCACGGCGTTGTCCGCAAGGGCGGTGGCAATGGCCGGGCGAATCTGGTTGAGCATGCCGGTGGCCACCAGTTCGCCCCACCAGGTGCGGACGGCGAACTGCGACAGCACGCCCCGGATGGACAGCACGGCCACGCCGTTGACCACCGCGTACGGCCTGTCCTGCAGCACGTCGCCCCCCAGGGCGAAGGCGGCGTGCGGGGTAAACCCTCCGGCGGGCGGCAAGGCGGACTCGCCGGAGGGTTCGTGCCGCGCCAGCTTGTCGGGGGGGCTGGCGGGCCGGGAAAGGATCATGCCGCGCACGTGCGACAGGAACGGGGCAAGGGCGTCGGGCTGGATGGCCCACAGGCGCTCGGAAAACAGGCTATTGGGCATGGCCCTGCTCCTGCGTTTGGGCGGGGGGATCGGAGGGGTACGGGCCGCGCTGGGCAGTTGCCCCGGTGCGCGAATTGATGCGGTCGGCCAGCTCCGGCGCAAGGCGGTGCAGCATGCGGTCCTCGTGCCCGCGCAAGGTCCAGACGTCCTCGACGTCCAGCCCGCGTTCGCCAAGAATTTCGCTGTACGTGGCAAGCCCGTTGTCCAGCATGGTGATGGCGGCATCGGCTTCCTTCACCGGGTCCACGTATCCGCGACCGGGGCCGATCCAGTTGGCCGCCGTCCAAAGGGGCAAGGCCTCGTAAAAGCCGGGGGCGTTGGGGGGCAGCTTGATGTGGCCGCGCAGAAAGGCTTCTTCCTGCACCATGCGCCACAGGGGGTGGCAGTACCGGCGGGCCTGCCACTGGCGCCACATCATGTACACGCGCCACGCTTCCAGCAGGGCCGCGCGGGCGCTGGAATAGTTGGTCTTGGAAAAGTCTTTCAGTACGGCTTCGTACGGCAGGCCCGCCGAAGCGCCCATGGCGCGCACGATGAACGTGACGAAGCTGTTCCAGTTGGCGCCGGGCCGGTCGCTGGAGGGGACTTTCACGTCCTCGCCTTCGTTGGTGTAGAGCACCTGGCCTGGCGCGTACGACTGGTGGTAGATGGGCTCCCTGCCGTTGCCCTGTTCCTCGTGCGGCCCGTGGGCACCACCGCCGTTGCGGAAGAAGGCGTCCATCTCGTCCGTGCTGCCGCCCTTGCGCCCGCTGGTGAACACCAGCGGGAACGACGCGGCCACGATCTGACCGATGAGTTCGTATTCCAGGCTGTCGGCAAGGTGGCGGAACAGCTTCAGCGCGGGGGTGATGACCGGCTCGCCCCGGTACTGCTCCTCGCTCGTGTGGCGGAAGCAGTGGAAAAGGCCCACACGGTGCCCGACGCGATAGGGAATGCGCCGGAACGAACCGGACCCCAGCGCGTCCCACCCGTGCATGCCGGTGTACAGGCTGGGGTTTGGCTCGGCGATCCAGCCCGCGAAGCTGCGCCCGTGGGCGTCCAGTTCCACGCCGTCGCGGAAGGTGGACAGGCCGCGCTTGTCGGCTGGCGTACACATGCGCTGCGGGTGTACGGGCTGGATGCGCAGGCCAAGGAAGCCACCGTCACTGGCGGGGTCCACCATCACCGGCACATGCACCATTTCGCCATGCACCAGTGCGGAATGCATGCCCATGTACTGCAATTCCGCGAACGGCTGGCCGTCATATCCGGCGCGTTCGGACCACAGCCACCATGCATCCTCCATGGCGTTGCCGATCTCGCGGGCAAGGTCTTCGTCAATGCCCAGCATCTTTGCCGGGATGCACGCGGACGGCATGAGGCCGTTGGCCCCCACCGCGTTGAGCGTAATGTTGCTGACGAGGGAAGAGGCCGCCCAGTCGTTGGCGGTAAGGTCTTCGCTGCGGGTGGATGCCACCTGACGTTCGCGCCACATGGCGGCGGGCGCGGGGCGGCCGGGCAGCCAGTTGGACAGCGCCCCCCGGAAGGATCCGGCATCGCGCGAGACGCGGGGCACCACGCCCGGTACCACCGGGCCTTCCGCGCGCATGGCGGGCATTTGGCCTGCCATCTGGCGCGCGCGGCGCATGTTGCCGTGGGGAATGGGGCGGACGGCGCGGGGCATGGCCATGGGCTACCACCGCCCCCGCAGGATGACGGGCCGCACGGCCACGGGGCCTGGGCGACGCGGCCTGCCGGACTGTGCGGCCAGCAGCTTGTTGCGCTCCGCGTCCAGGTAGGCCAGTTGGTCCTGAATGTCCTGCAGCGAGTAGTGCGACACGGACTGGCCGCCCACGGAATAGAAGCGGCCGGTGGCTACTGCATTGAGAGCCTCCTTCCACGTCGCAATCTGCGCGTCGAGTTCTTCAAGAGTCCAGACAGACATGCCCGCAACCTACGGGGCTGCGGGCATGCTTGTCGTGGACGTGGTGGACGTAGTGGACGTGGTGGACGAAACGTTGAGAAAATGGGGGGCGAATTCTCATCCGGTGGGGGTTACATCCTCTACCGGCACCAGCCGGACGCCCCCGCCGGGGTGCTGCACGCCCACCCACCACCGGCCTGCCGGGTCGCGCAGGGGGGCATCCGTGACCACGTGGGTAAGGTCGTGCATCATCCGGCCAAAGCGGATGCGCCCGTTGGGCACGCGCACGCGGGTGCCGCGCGGCAGCTGGGGCGGCGGGGCCGGGACGTCACCCTGCCCTATCAGCCGGGCCACGCCCTCGCCTATGTCCGCCGCAGAGTGGTAGCCCTCCATCCAGCAGCCGCCCGCGCGCACGCGGTACAGATGGGGTTGCCCGTCCGCCCACAGATCTGCGGCGAACAGCTCCCACTTGTGCGGCGCACTTGCCTTGGTTTTAAGGCAAATCGACGCGCAGGATTTGCGTTTTTCAGACATGCTTTTGCATCGTTTCCGGGGCAACACTTTCCGCCCCCTCGGTCCCGCCGCGCGCCATGAAGGCCAGCGCATCTACCTCGCGCACGCGGATGCCCTTGACCCTGCCGTTACGGTGAGACGGCAACTCGCCGGAATTTATAAGGTTGTAAAACTGGCTGCGGCTGCACCCCAGCAGGGCGCAAGTCTGTCTCCAGTTGAGCGTGCGTTCCGTGGTCATTAGCGGCCTCCTCCGAACCAGTTGGGGCGTGCAGCGGGGTGATGAGCTGGGGGCGGCGCGGGGCGCGCCTGCTGGGGTGGCGGCTTCTGCTGGGCGGCTTCCTCATCAGGGCGCGCCCACTTGCTGATGTTCAGGGCATGGGCACCGGCCAGGGCCAACATCTCGCAGTCCCAGTAGTGGTTATCCACGCCCTTGGGGCAAAGCCACGCCTGCTCGCCTTCGTCGTAGTACTCTGCCACCATTTCGCGTGCGTACTCCATGGGCGTGCCGTGGTGCAGGTGGAATGCGCCGGGATCTTCCGGGGCGATGGCCAGCTTGGCCGACAGGTCGTTCTTGAAAAAGGTGGTGTCCAGCTTGGCAAGGCGGATGCCGCCGGGGATGCGCTTTGTGGTGCCGGGATAGTATTCCTGCGGGGCGTAGATGATGGGCGCGGCCTGGCTGCGCTTGCCCTGGGTGGGCAGGATGCGCCCCTTGTTGGCCGCGCAAAAGGCATACACCTGCTTGGTCAGCCGCCCCATGGCGTCTTGCATGGCAAGGCGCACGCGATACTCGTTGCCCTGGCTGTCGCGGTACACGCTTCGCCACAGCACCTCGCCCAGGGATTTCAAGGTGGGAACGGTGCCGCACTGCACCAGCCAGCTTTCCTCCTCCTCTCCCCAGCCAAAGGCACGGATGACATAGCGGTAGTACGCCTTGTCTTCTGTCGCCCCCTGGGTGTCGATGCCCGCCACCAGCGCGGCCACGCGCGGCACCTTGGGCGATTCCGGCAGCGGGCCGGGCACCACGCCGCGCGGGCGGTCGTCGGCCAGGGCGAGGATGCCGTCTTCCTTGCGCTCTGCCCGGTGGTGTACCCACGCCTCGCCCTTGAAGCGGTTGCAAAAATCCTTCAGCAGCTCCAGGGCTTCCGGCGTGCCCTTCACCGCATTCCAGCGCAGAAAGGCGGCGGCCACCTCGGAAAGCGAGACGAAGTAGGACAGCCACGAGGGCACGTGGAATCCGATCTTGGCGGGCTTGTACGTGCCCAGGTGCGCGAAAAGCTCCAGCCCGGTGGTGCGTTCCCGCCACTGGCCCAGACGCACGGCGCGGTCGCGGTCGCCATCGCTCCAGACGGTTCCGCAATGCTCGTTCTCGCACTGGTACCAGGCCAGCCGCTGGGACTGCACCTTCTCCGCGTCCCGTTCGCCTTTGGCCCAGCGGATGCCGTCGAAGGTCATCAGCTGCTCACGCCCGCAGTGCGGGCAGACCACGTGGTAGTCGAAGACGGCCTGCGCTTCCTTGCGCATGGCGACGGTGATAGCGCCATTGACGTCGGTGGGGGTGGAAATCTCCCAAATCTTGCGACGGCCCTTGTAGGTGGTAGCGCGCCACTCTGCCTGCTTCTGGGCAGTCGTTTCTTTTTTGTGCTGCGGGTATTTGTTAGATTCGTCTAGAACAATGTAGCAACCGGGCTTGTTGGACATTCGGGACGCGGAACCTGCCCACGCCATGTGGATGGTCATGTGCGCCAGGTCCACCCGGAGCGACGACTTGGAGTCCGCTGTCCCGATTAGGTACGACCGCAACCGGGGGCTGCTTTCCAGCATGGGAATGATGCGGTCTTTGGCGTTGTCGCGCGCGGTCAGCTCGTCCGGGTAGACGTAGATGACCGGCGCGGGCGCGCGGTCGATGGCGTAGCCGATGCAGTTGTGGATGGCCTCCGAAAGTCCCGTCTGCGGCGACTTTTCGATGATGATCTTCTCCACGCCGGGGAAGAACGATGCATCCATGATGCCCTTGCTGTACGGCGTGATCTCGTTGTGCCACCGGCCAGGGATGGACGACGTGGTAAGCACGCGGTGTTTTTCCGCCCACTTGCTGACCGGCATGGGCGCACGGCGGCGCAACACGGCCCGTTCCCCGCGCGAGAACGTCAGCCGCCACTTGCCGCCCGTCAGGGCCAGCCGCGCGGCCACCCGCGCCCGCATGGCCGGGGCCATGCCGGAGGGCAACCGGATGGGCACCCGCTGCACGGATGGGGCATCAAGCCCCTGCATCGGCAGCGTCGTCGGTATCGTCTTCGGTGTGGTCTGCATCGTCGATCAGCTCCGCTTCGTATTCCATGGGCCGCGCGTACTCGTTGATCGCCGCGTCTAGCCGCTGCTCGTATGCCGCCAGCAGCGTTTGAGCGGCCCGCGGATCTCCGTTGACCAAGTGGATGAAGTCCAGCAGCGAGGTCTCGAACATGGTGCGCAGCCCGGTGGCGAACACCCCGGCCCGGACGGCAAGCTCTACCTCCACGTCGTTGCGGAGTACGTACTTGCCCGCGCGCACCTGGTTGCGGAAGCGTTCGGCCTCGGCCTGGGCCTCCAGCTTTTCGGCTTCCGCCTTGGCCTTGCGCTCCGCGAAGCCCTGCAGCTCGGAGGCCTTTTTCTCCGGCATGGCCACCAGGGGCAGCCGGGCGGCGTAGGCCTTGACGTCCTTGTGGGCAAAGCTGCCGTCCTCCTGGCGGCGCAGCAGGCCCCGGCCCACGTCGTTGTACAGCTTGGACTTGCCGATCTTCCGGCCTTCAGCGACGAGGTGGGCCAGGACGGCGGCGAGGTCTGGGAGAGATGCGGGGTTAGGCATGGCCCACCCTCTCCCGCCGCCGTAGCTCAAGCCGCCAATACCGGATGGCGCGCCACGTCAGCACGAACAGCACCACGCTTTGCACCAGCAGCCACCACTGCCCACGCGCCACGGAGGCGATAACCCATGCCGCCTGGGCGGCCAGCATCAGCTGTTGCCCCCGGATGTCCAGCCGCCCGATAAGGCGGACGCCGAACAGCACCAGCATGGTGGCGGCAAACTCCACAAGAGACAGGGCACTAGGCATGGGGCCTCCGGAGCAAGTTGCGAGCGTTGATCACCGCGTCGGGGTGGTGGTCGATGATGGCCCACAGTTCGGGGGTGGCGTTGGCTAGGGAAAGGAAGGCATGCAAATCGTCGCGGTTCTGGGCTGCCCACACTGGTGGGAACGTCCAGGTGGTGCTGCCGTCGCCCTGCACGGCCAGGCTCACCGGCATGGTCCGCCACAAGTCCAGCACCGGCAGCAGCGCGGGCGGGCACGGCAGCACGTCGTCACTACCCCCCGCCCCGGCAGCCACCTGACCAAGCCGCGATGCTCCCAGCGCGGCAGACACGGACGGCAGGCTGGCGCGCTGCACGGGCGGCATGGTCAACGCAGGCGGCAGCCCGGCAAGGATCCACGCGCGGATGTCCACGCCCAGCTCGAATGCCTCGCCAGCGTCCTTGCCCTTGGGCGTCGGCCAGCGCCTGGCGGCTTGGTAGGTCTGCCGCCACCACGCCCAGCCGTTGGCGCCGGGCTTGTCGAAATCCAGCGCGCACAGGATCACCGCGCACCGCCGCAGGACCTCGTGGGCACGGACATCCGGCTTGCCGCAGTTGGTCAGCACGGACACCACCGTTGCGATGTCCCCGGCGATGTGGTGGACCATCTCCGCATCAAGCTCGGTCTCCACCACCACGCCAACGCGCGGGTCTCCGTCCAGCAGCATGGTGGCGCCGCCGCAGCTGCCTTCCACCAGCATATACTTGTCGCCCCACTGTTCCACGTCGGCGTTGGGGCGGCGGATCCGGATCCGGATGGGCGGTTCGGACTGACCGGATGGCCCGTAACAGGGGATGGCGATGCCACGCGGGATGAACAGGGTGTGGCTTTCGCGCTTGGCGGGCTGGCCGTCCTTGGCCGGGCGGGCGGGCTTGGGCGGCAAGTCCCACACCGTGCGCGGGCGGAACGTGCCGCCTCTGCCGTTTTCGCCCCGGAACAGGCCCAGGTGGTAGCGGCGCACGGCCTCTTCCGGCAGGCCGCGCCTGGCAAGCCAGGCCATGGCGTTGGGTGCGGCCAGCAAGGCGGCGTGGGCGTCGTCCATCACCTTGGCCGCGCGCTCGCGCCACTTGTCCGAGGGGATGGCCCAGTCACGCGGGGTGAAGACCATGGGCCGGTCGGCTTTGGGCAGCTGGGGCAGGCGGCCAGGGGTGGAGGTGTAGTCAATGCGCAGGGCCTTGCAGGCGTCGGCCCAGCCCAGGCGCTCGAAGCGGGTGAGGAATTCCAGCGCATCGCCGCCCACCTGTTCGTGGCGGCAGAACCACGTGCCGGTCACCCCGGCCTTCTCGCAGGCCGGGCCACCCTGCTGTTCCGGCCAGATGCGGAAACGGTCGCGCCCGCCGCAGCTGGGGCACGGGCACGCCCATTCGCCGCCGTGGGTGTTGGCCACGTGCTTCGGCTCCAGGCCACGAGAGCGGAGCATGTCCAGCAGGGGGGCGCTCATGACCGCGAACCTCCCAACATCCCGAATCCTCCCATTTTCATTTTCTATTTAACCATCCTTTTTCATTAAGAATAAATAGAGTGTGGGATGATGGGAGCGACGCACGTAGGTAATCTGCACCTCTGCATGACGCGCGCGCCTGTGGCAAAGAACTGCTATCAATCCTCCCAACATCCCACGCACCTGTCTTACCCTGTCCTTTCGGATGGTTACTTGCTCTCACTGTGCGGAAACCGTGGGAGCGTGCGGGATGATTGCGTACAGCGTCACCCAAAGAGGTTCCTCCTCTTGGCGTCCTTGGGGGTGTTTTGGTTGCCCTTTTGGTTGCCCGCCTCGACGTCCTGCTCGTACTCTTCCACTACTTCCGGCTGCATGGAGATTCCCAGGTAGTGGAAGCCGCTGGACTTGATCTTCTCGAACCCCTTCTTGACCAGGATTATGCCAAGCCGTTTGGGGCTGTAGCTGTAGGTAGAGTCCACGTTCTTGTGCAACCACCAGTTGAAGTAATCCAACAGGTTGGCTGCTGACATCCGATTACGCGGTTTTTCCCCGGCGGGGGTTTCCTCGATGATGCAGCACTCAGTGAGAAAGCGGCCCACGTCGTCGAACTCGTTCCGGCGCTCACGGGTGCAGGCAAGGATTTCCTCCGGCAGATTCAGGCCCTGCCGCTGGTATTCCAGGCAGCCCCGCACCAGCCAGGCCAGGATGCCGGGCAGCTCGCGCATGAGCTTTCCTTCCATCTTGGGGTCGCGCGGGCGTTCGTCGGGCGTGACGGGGTTGTCCACGAAACGCAGCTTCCACGGTACAGCGATGGTGCGGGACCAGAAGGCGTCGTCGTCTGCCTTCGCACGCGGGATCTCGTTGGTCAGCAGGAAGAGCAGGTGCGTCTGCATCCAGCAGGAGTACAGCTTGTCCTGTAGGCCGCGCGCGCTTAGTTCACTGCCGCCGGTCAGCCATTTGATTTTGGCCATGGCGAATTTCTGGCCATCTTCCGCCTCGGTGGCGAAGGCAATGCGCTTCCCGCGCAGAGCCAGAAGGTCGGGCTGCGGCCCCCCGCTGTTGCGCGGCAGGTTGGTGGCCAGCAGCATGGCCGTTTCGATCTGGCCCGCGAGGTCCTTGCCGAGGATGGCCGTCAGTACCTTGAAGAGAGTGTCTTTGCCGTTCCGCCCCCGCGCCCCGTAGAAGACAAACCAGACGTGATCCTCCCGCGCTCCCATGATGCCGTAGCCCAAGGCGCGCTGCAGGAAGTCCACCACGTCCTGGTTCTCGTGGCACGACCACATGAATTTCTCGAATTCAGGGCACTTGGCGTCAAGGCCCTGCCAGTCGATGGGGCAGGCATTCATCACGTAGTCTTCAGGGCGACCGTCGCGGAACTCTCCGGTGCGGAGGTCGATCACGCCGTTGCGGCACGCCAGCAGGTAGGGCTGCTGGTCCAGCTCGTCGCCCGTTATGGCCAGCGGATCGGCAATGGTGTGGGTGCAGCGCAGTAGTTGGTCACGACCGTGCGGCGCGCGGAGCTGGCTGACGCGCTTCAGCAGTTCCTCGCGCTGGCGCTCCAGCCCCGCCTTGTCGTCGCCCACCAGCTGCTCCGCGTCCTTTCCGAGCTTGGCTGCCTGCGCCAAGTAGACTTCACACACGGCCTCGGCGCGTGCGGTGGCCGTCTCCATGATGTCCTCTTCCCAGTGGTGCCCGGCCCAGCGCAGGAAGCGGCCCCATCGCTTGACGTAGACGTACTTGCCCCGGTGCAACGCGTTGTAGATCATCGCGTCGCCTACCCGGTTCGCGCGCAGGCACTTCATCACGTAGTCGGGCCCCAACTTGGGGGGGGCAGCCGGTTTGCCCTGGGCGTCGTCGGGCATGGCCGCCCGCTCCTCCTCCACCCGTTCGGTCACCTGGGCGCGGATGTCGTCCAGCTCGCTACCCATGACAGCCCCCAGCGGTAACACGAATCATCACGCACGTATGCACAAGGTATGCGCACGCGAGGGGCTTTCCATTTTTCCACGGTTTTTGTTCCATGCATCGCGGCCAAACCGTGGGGTCGCCAGTAGCCTCACGCCGTTGGGCATGGGGGAAGGACCCGTGCGAGGCCACCGACCGGGCGTCGGCGTGGGAGCTTCTGGCCTGTCCTCTGGGAGAGGGGGGAAGGGGGGAGCGGGGAGCGGCCCCCCCGGAGCCCGCGCTGGCGCGCGGGCAAGCGGTGGCTGCCGTCGGCTCGTTGGCCGCAGGGCACTGGGTACGCTTGGGGAAAGCGTAAGCGACCGCACCGACGGCAGCACCGACAGATGCAGTCCAGGGGGTGTGAAGCGCGAAAGCGGCATGGTGCCCAAGCCCCTCCCCCATTCCCTGCGTTTCCCGGAGAGTGGGCACCATATGGGCACCATGGAGGGGCAATGCGCTGAAAACACGAAGAGGACACGTTGCAGTTGCAACGTATCCTCTTGTTTTTTCTGGTGCGCCCGACAGGAATCGAACCTGTGGCCTACAGCTTAGGAGGCTATCGCTCTATCCGACTGAGCTACGGGCGCAGGAATCGATGGTCTCTAGACGATGGCGCGGCGCATTGTCAAGGTCAACGCCGGTGGAACACGGCTTCCCGCAAGGGTGGAGAGCCCCTGTGGCCTAGAGCTTAGGAGGCTATCGCTCTCTCCTACATCACGCACGGGCTTGCCCGCCCGTCGCCTGCGCGGCCAGCCGTTCCGCCAGCGTGCGCAGTTCCGCGCCTTCCTCCAGGCCATCAATGAACCGCGGCGGAATGCCGGACAGGCCAACCTGCGCGCCCACCAGCGCCCCGGTGAGAATGGCACGCACCTGGTTCTGCCCGCCCCCGTTCACCGCGTGCAGCACGGCAGACTCGAAGTCGTCGTGAAAGCGCGCCGCCAGATAGTAGGCCGCCGGCAGCATGTGGTAGATGGCGCAGGGCATGCCGTACACCAGCGACACCTTCCACGCCGGTTCAATGCGGATGTCCGGGTCTGCCGCAGCCGCCGCCATGTAGCCGGGCGAGAGCAGCGCGTCCGGCGAGGCAAAGCGCCCGGCGCGCGGCGGGTCCGGGTCGCCGGGGTGCGGGGCCTGCAGGCCGTCGCGCGTCACGGCATGGAACGGCAACGTGCCATCCTTAACCTGTTGCATCAACGTTCCGGAAATGGAGGCATCCAGCTGGTGCCCCTGCACCAGCAAGGCCAGCACCGCGCCATACGCCACGGTAAGCGACAGCACCACGTCGTCGGATTGGGTGAGCGCCGCATTGGCGCTGACGGCGGCGGCCAGCCGCGCGGGCTGGGCGGCATGGCGCACGGCAATGGCCAGGGTGCGTTCGATGGCTTCGGTGGTGTCTGCATGGCCAGCGGCCTGCCCCCATGGAAGCCCCTGCTCCACCCTGCGTCGCCACGCCTCGCGAATGGACTGGCTGGTGTAGTTGCCCGGCCCGCTTACCGGCTGGCCGTTGAGCTGCGGAAACAGTTCCTCGTCCATGCGGCGGCAGAAATCGGCCTGGTCGTAGTCGCCGCGCTCCACCAAGGAACGCACCGTCAGCTTCAGGATGAACCCCGCCTGCGACAACTGCCCGGCCTTCATGCCGTCGTGGTAGCGGCCCGGTTTGGGGTCGGTGTACCCGCTGATCCACGGGCCGTAGTCGCGCCGCAGTTCGGCGAGATCATAGTACCAGTGCGGGCCTAAGCCCAGCGCATCGCCTACCCACGCGCCCATCAGCGCTCCGGCGGCGCGGTCGTGCATTCCATCAATAGCAGACATCAAGAAACTCCTAAGATTCGCCAATGCACTTCACCCACTCATTCTTACGCTTAACTCACAGAGAGTAAGGTGACGATTCAACACTATATCCACTTGGATAATCGCTTTTAAAGCGGAAATCCCAAAGCACTAGTTAGTCGCACAAAATTCTTAATGTACAAGTTAAACTTTTTATTGATAACATTACTTTTTGCATATGCAAAACCAAGACACCTCTCAACAACACACATTTTTCCAAACAAAACATTTAAGCTCATACCAACATCACAATGCTTATTATAATCAAAGACAACCCTACGCCTTACAGCATGATATCTTAATACATTATCAGTATCTACATTTGAATCACCGTAATCAGTAAAAACAGGGATATTCCGAAGAACATCTAGCAATGACCAAAAAACTTTTCTTGATATTTTCGCCAGGAAACTTTCTGGACCATAATAAACTATAATATCAATAGTTATATCATATACCACACGACATGCATCCCCAAGCGTGGAACTAACAAATTCATATTGAACTTCACTCAACCCTGTTTTCCGCTTTGCCATATCCACCTCGCATGGCTCATAGTATGCAAATCATTAGGTGACAATCTCCTACCCTATGTCATACTCCCGCATCTTCCGGTACAGGGTCTTGCGGCTGATGCCGAGCGCGGTGGCGGCCAGCGAGCGGTTGTTGTCGTAGAATTCCAGAATCCGGGCGATGTGTTCGCGCTCCATGGCCTCCAGGGTCAGCGGGCCTTGCGATTCGCCGGATACGCCATGCTGCCCAGCCCCGCCGCCCCCTGCAGTGCCCCCGGTGTGTCCGCCCCCCGCACCGCCCGTTCCGCCCGCAAGGCCCGCCAGTTCACGCGGCAGGGCGTGTTCGGTGATCAGGTTGTTTTCCGCCAGGATGATGCTGCGCTCCAGCACGTTGCGCAGTTCGCGCACGTTGCCCGGCCAGGCGTATTGCATCAGGCAGGCCATGGCCCGATCGGAAATGCGCAGGTCGTCGCGCCCGTTGCCCAGGCGGGCCAGAAAGAATTCGGCCAGCAGTGGGATGTCTTCCTTGCGTTCGCGCAGGGGGGGCATGTCGATGTTGAACACGTTGATGCGGTGGTACAGCGCCTCGTGAAAGCGCCCGGCCTCCACCTCTCCGGCCAGCGAACGGTTGGTGGCGAAGATGAGCCGGATGTCGCAGCTGCGGTGGTCCTTCTCGCCCA